TGCCAATAAGTTTGAGTGTGATCCCTCCACATTCGACTGCCAACTTCGTTACATGGTTAACGAGAATATATTTCAGCGTCAACTTCCATACTTCCAATCGAATGGAATGAGTATTGCATACTATATGCAACCTTCTTATCGTTGGTTGGGATGGGGCATCAAAGGTAACCGTGAAGTATATGCTTGGGATTATCTAAATAAACTCAGGTTGGATGCATGAGTCATGTATTGCTTAGAGTTTTACTGGGATGGTAACTGGGTTAAGTTAAAAAACTACTCCAACCTATCCCTACACAAGGCTCAATTTCTTCTGCACCTGTGTGAAGCAGGGCAGAAGGCATTCCAAACTAAAAAAGAATTCAGGATGATTGCTCAATGATTGAAGACTGGCGCTATGACGACGGCAAGATGGCAGAGAGACAGATTTGTCTGACTGCATTTATTCATAAGCAAATCCCCATAAATAGAGAAGTGTATGAGTTCTGTCACTACTATGTGTCGAATGGGTTGCTTAATGTCCCATCCACCCAGCAAGGATTAGAAGAAGCATTGTCTACCCATGGCGGAGACCTCTATGCTTTCGTTGGTGAGAATCTCTTCAAAGAATTTTCTAAATATCAATCCATTAATGGAAGAAAAGAAACAACTCTCAACAAAGAAAGCAGTAAAGAAACTACTTAAAGGAGCAAAGAAACATCCCAATTGGTATACACCAGAGGAAGTTTTGTATGCTAAGATGATTAAAAAGACACTGAAAAAAAAGTAACATGCGTATTGTGATTGTCGGTGGTGGTACATCTGGTTGGATGACTGCCGCCGCTTTTTGTAAAACTTTCCCTAACTGGGACATCACTATGATCAATGGTGGTGATGCCATCGGTGTAGGTGAAAGCACTACGCCACACATCAATCAGTATCTTGATTACATGGGGATCACTGATGAAGTATTCCTCCCTGCAGCACGAGCAACATTCAAATCCTCTTCAAGGTTTGATGGTTTCGTGAAGGAGGGTGAAGTATTTCACTATCCCAATGGACAGTCAGTCGCAAAACATATAAAATTTCAAGAGTGGATGCTCGCCAAAGCATTTCATCCAGAGAATCTACCACCCTTCTCCCAAGTATTCATGCCATTCACGGCGGTGGCAGAGGCAGGGCGACTACCACTGAATAAAAATATCCTAGGACCATATGACCTCGCTAAAGACAGATCATTCCATATTAACGGAGCAGCCTTCTCCAACTTTCTCAGAGACACCTTCTGCAAAGATCTTAAGGTGGTTAATAGCACAGTTAAGTCTGTTGCTACTAAAGGAAGGAACATCGAGCACGTCGTGGTCACAGGTGGACCATACAAACTCGGGGGAGAAAAGATTTTTGGTGATCTCTTTATCGACTGTAGTGGGCAGCAAGCAGTTGTCGGGGGGGCGCTTAGCAAGTGGAAACCCTACGATTCAATTGTAACTGACAGCGCACTCGTAGTTAAGACTGACTACACTGATCGTGAGACCGAGATGGTCCCCTATACCAACGCTAAAGCAATGACTGCTGGTTGGCAGTGGACCATCCCTACCTATGACTTCCTCAGCAGGGGATATGTATTCTGCTCAAAGTTTCAGAGCGAAGAGGATGCCCGTAAAGAATTCGGATACGATGATGCACGTCTGATCAAGTTTGAAAACGGCAGGCATGAGAGAGCATGGACAGGTAACTGTGTGTCCATCGGACTCTCGTTTGGATTCATCGAGCCGCTAGAATCTACAAGTCTCTTCAACACACACCATGGCATCCTTGCTCTCATGGACCTCCTACAGGAGGCACCTCTGCCTGGACAATTCCAGCGTGATCGCTTCAACCATAACCTCACTGAGCATATGGACGGATGGCGTGAGTTTGTAGAGGCACACTACTATTACAGTCGCCGTCGTGACACACCTTTCTGGAGTCATGTCAGCGATGAGATAGAGTATGATCTCACAGGAACCCATGAAGCCATTCAGTATATTATGAATGGCAACGAAGCCATTTCCCATGGTGGCACACAGGTCCTTCACATCCTTGCAGGATCAGGTTATACTACAGTCAACAAGCGACTCACTGAATACTTCAAGTATCCAGAGCTTGTTACTCGTCGCAAAGTCGATGACTGGGCATATGAGCACCAACTTGTGCTACAATATGCCAAGACATGTCCTCCTATGTCGGTTTTCTTGGAGTCCACCTTCGATTACACTTGACAAGGTGTTGAAAACCATATATAGTATGGACGGTCGTTACACAACGACACACTTGACGCCTCACCAAGACTAAACAGCGTCATTAAATAACAGTCTTTCATACCTGCTGCTGAGGGTGCAACAGGCATATTATATTAGTGTTTCCCTGCACTCATACCTACCCTAATTTCAATGTCAACTCTTTCAAGGCAACAACAAACAACCTCCGCGTGGGATTCGTTCTGCGAGTGGGTAACTTCCACAAACAACCGACTCTATGTCGGATGGTTTGGAGTGCTGATGATCCCAACTCTGTTGGCGGCAACCATCTGCTTCGTGATCGCTTTCGTAGCGGCACCACCCGTCGATATCGACGGTATCCGTGAGCCCGTAGCAGGTTCACTCATGTATGGTAACAACATCATTTCTGGTGCTGTTGTCCCATCCTCCAACGCAATTGGTCTTCACTTCTACCCCATCTGGGAAGCCGCATCACTCGACGAGTGGTTGTATAACGGCGGTCCTTTCCAATTGGTAATCTTCCACTTCCTGATCGGCATCTTTGCCTATATGGGACGTGAATGGGAATTGTCTTACCGTCTTGGGATGCGTCCTTGGATCTGTGTTGCATACTCTGCACCTGTTGCAGCAGCATCCGCAGTCTTCCTGGTCTATCCTTTCGGTCAAGGTTCTTTCTCTGACGCAATGCCTCTTGGTATCTCTGGCACATTCAACTACATGCTTGTCTTCCAAGCAGAGCACAACATCCTTATGCACCCCTTCCACATGTTGGGAGTAGCAGGTGTCTTCGGTGGATCACTCTTCTCGGCAATGCATGGTAGTCTTGTTACTTCTTCACTCGTCCGTGAGACGACTGAATCTGAGTCACAAAACTATGGTTACAAGTTTGGACAAGAGGAAGAGACTTACAACATCGTCGCCGCTCATGGTTACTTTGGTCGTTTGATCTTCCAATACGCTTCCTTCAACAACAGCAGAAGTCTTCACTTCTTCCTTGCCGCATGGCCTGTTGTCGGAATCTGGTTTACTGCACTGGGCGTAAGCACCATGGCATTCAACCTCAACGGTTTCAACTTCAACCAGTCCATCTTGGACAACAATGGTCGTGTCCTCCCTACCTGGGCAGACGTGCTTAACCGCGCTGGTCTTGGTATGGAAGTCATGCACGAGCGTAACGCTCACAACTTCCCACTCGATCTGGCTGCTGCCGAGTCCACACCTGTGGCACTTACCGCACCTAGCATCGGTTGATCACTCAACTTGTGGTATAATAAAGGGGTCTACGGACCCCTTTTCTTTTCTTCATTACTGTAAAGTTTTATGTCTACTGATCTAATCGAATTGCTCACTTACTATGTGATCGGTGGTGCTTTAATCATTGGTCCTCCTGCTATCTTCCTTATCATTGCTATGATGGGTGCTATCCAAAATACAAAAGGTCGCATGGTTGGATACAAAGATCATAAAATGTATGGTGACATCTCATTCTACGAGAATGCACCTAGTGATCAAACAAAATTCTATTTGGAACTAAACAACTAAGGTAAAATTCAATGACGACTGCTACACTACAACAACAACGGAGGGGTTGGTTTGATATCCTTGATGACTGGCTTAAACGGGATCGCTTTGTCTTTGTGGGTTGGTCTGGAATACTTCTTCTTCCCACTGCTTATCTTGCCATTGGTGGTTGGCTTACTGGCACAACTTTTGTCACGAGTTGGTACACCCACGGACTTGCTACTTCCTATCTTGAGGGTGCTAATTTTCTTACGTCAGCTGTCTCAACGCCTGCTGACGCTATGGGTCATTCTCTTCTTCTACTTTGGGGTCCTGAAGCTCAGGGGGATTTCGTCCGCTGGTGCCAACTTGGGGGACTCTGGGCTTTCGTGGCTCTCCACGGTGCCTTCGCTCTCATTGGTTTCATGCTTAGACAGTTTGAGATCGCTCGTCTAGTTGGTATCCGTCCCTACAATGCTATTGCGTTCTCTGGTCCTATTGCTGTCTTTGTCAGCGTATTCCTTCTGTATCCACTGGGTCAGTCTTCATGGTTCTTTGCACCTAGTTTCGGGGTAGCAGCAATCTTTAGATTCCTACTCTTCCTGCAGGGTTTCCACAACTGGACCCTCAACCCCTTCCATATGATGGGTGTTGCTGGTATACTGGGTGGAGCATTGCTATGTGCAATCCATGGTGCTACTGTAGAAAACACGCTGTTTGAAGATGGTGAGCAAGCGAATACTTTCAAGGCTTTTGAGCCTACGCAAGAGGAGGAAACTTACTCGATGGTTACTGCGAACCGTTTCTGGTCACAGATCTTCGGTATTGCTTTTAGTAACAAGCGTTGGTTGCATTTCTTTATGCTATTCGTGCCCGTCATGGGTCTCTGGACTTCTTCTATCGGTATTGTTGGACTCGCT